GATATTCATCCTTGTATCCTCTGTACGCCAAGTATGCCAAAGGTGATGTTATAGCTCCCACTGCTCCTACGCTGTATAATTTTGTGTTTGTTGGTTTACTAAACCTTCTTTTAGTTTTTCTTTTTGCTTTTGCTGCTTTGTCTGGGTTGTTTTGCTCCCACTCTTGTAAAGGGGTTGCCTTAACTTCTTTGGGTGCTTCTTTTTTTTGTTTTCTTTCAGCTTCGTTTTTATCTAATTCTTCTCTTCTTTTTTGATTTGCTTCATATAGATCAAGACCCTTTTTTTGTGCTTCTGCTCCACGTAAAAATGCTTGTTGTTCTGTTTCAAAGTCTTGTGCTGCTTTTATTTTACCAGTTCGTTTTTGTTCTTCAGGACTGACTTCTACAGTGCTTGTTAATTTTTCGCCAGTCGGTGATGGCGTAATTTTTATGTCAGGATATATAGCATTAAATGAATCAGGTAAATTTAATTTAAGTTTTTGTCCAAGTTGACGACCATCAGTTACGTTTAAACCTTTTGCAAGCTCTTTTTCAAAAAGTATTAAACCTTTTGTTCTTTCTACGTCACCTTTAGGATCATCGATATCTGCGTAAAAAGTATCCATGACCTTATCAAATTCTTCTGCACTTGTTAGTTTATGACTTATTATTCCTGATGCAGCTTTAGGATTAACATTTTTTATAACATATGCTGCTATTATTCTTCTTAAATCTGTAAAGTCTTTGGGATCTCTATCTAGCTTGTCTAATATTCCTTTTGGAATTTCAGGAAAAACATATTTTTTAAGAGCATTTGTAACTTGTGTTCTTGTCGCCTTAAATATAACTCCATCAGGACCTGCTTCTGCGTGAAGCTTTCTCGCAAGTTCTTGAAATACTGGAGGTAGTGTTTTAGAAGGTCCTGCTTGTTTTCTTCCTGTTCTGTCAGGATTTTCTTGAACTCCTGTTTCAACATCAAAGTATGGTCTTGGCTGACTTCCCATTTCTGCAAGTCGTCTAGTTGTTCTCATACCTATCACATCAGATAATCTAGCTCCAAACATTCCTGCAAATACAGTCGCTCTTACATTGTCGTTAGGTATATTTGAAATGCCTTTTGCCATAGCTTGTATAATATCGGCACTTACTTCTGTTGCTTTCTTACCTAACTTTTTTGCACCTTTTTCACCTGTTTTAGGTAAATCATCTTCTAAAACTTTCTTTATGGCTGTATTTAGGACACTAGATCCTCTAATACCACCCTCGTATATATCATCTAGAGAAACTTGTTTTAAGTTAGATTTTAACTCCGTTGACATCCCTATAGATTGTGCTGCAGTGCCTTTCTTTTTTATTCCAAACTTTTCTTGCATACTTTCGGCAAAATCTTTTGTGTCTGGACTTTCTAAAAATAAAGGAGCAACTCTAAATCCTTGAGAATATATTTTTGCTATGTAAGCTTCACGAACTGTTAGCTTACCTGCTTTTTGTTTATCTTTTATTTCTTGAACGGAAGGTGCGTTTTCAACACCATCAGGGAATAGATTATCTCTGATATATCTAAACGCATTTAGATCTTGTATATTTTCTGCACTTAATTTTTTTATATCAAATTCTTCTGCCATTTATTTAGTACCCAAATGTTTGGTCTTGCATTTGATAGACTTGATTCTTAATACCACCAAGCGTTTTATGAATCGACACATATCCTGTCATCCTTGTCATTAACATATATCGCAGTGCATCGTATGCGTGATCTTCTGCCTTTGTGTCCACATCTTCTGCATTTGTTTTGCTAAGAGGTATACCTGAAAGTTGTTTGATAAGGTTGACACAATTCGGAAATATTCGTAATCTAGGTTCGTCTGTTCGTGGATCATCTGCAAGCCTACGATGTATTTCCATTTTACCTTGCAGTCTGTTTCTGTCTGATGGCATCCAACGTACACCACATCTCATCATTGTTTCTGCTATTGATGGGCCGAACCCTGTCTTGTTCCAACATGATGAGTCAAGCACAGTATAGTGTGGTGTCGGATCTTCTTGTTCTACTTGTAGTATTCTATCTGCCAACTGCTCTGCTGTCAACTGTTTTACGTACAGTTCACGATAAACCCATATATTGTTATCCCAGTCAATAGCACCCCACAGAACACAAGAAGGACTCGCATACCCATAGTCAGCGGCACGTATTCTGGGGAAATTCGGTGGAAGCTCGAAACTCGGTGTAACATGTTTACTCCTACTAAATTCAGGGAAGGCTGCACCTTCCGTTACTTCCCAGTCACCCTCAAGAAGTCGCTTACGCTCGACTTCAGGTAGTGATCTTAACATCGCTTCGTATTGTCCATCAGCCAACAAGTATGGATTGTCGGTCAAACGTGCAGGAATGAACCTGCGATAGAAGAGTGGCTCACCCTCCTTTTCATGACCTTTGGGCCACAAGAAAGGTTTACCTGTTTCAATGTCTACTGCAGGAAAAGTCGAGTTGTGTTCAGATGGATCGATATACATCTTCTTAACCCACCAACCACCGACTCCTCCGGGGTTTGCTGTACAACGCATGTACAGATGACTTTGCAGTTCAGGATCAGTTGCTCTTAGTCGTGAACGGAGATAATCCCAAACGTAAGGCGAGGGATATTGGGTTATCTCATCAATGCCTATCCAATTAAACGACTGACCCTGAAATCGTGTTACGTCTTTGTCTTTGTCAAGATACGTAAACCAAATTGTTGCACCTGACGGAAAATGCCACGTTGACTTTGACTCCCTGAACTTTGCACCGGGGAAAGCTTTGGGATAGAGTTGACGTGATTTGTCAATTAGTTCTGTTAGCTCATCCAGAGTACGCCTAAGAAGAAGCCCACGATGATTGCTATTGTGGCAATACCGTAAGGGGTCTGCAAGAAGGGCAAAGCTTTTTCCCCCACCTGCTGAGCCACCGTACAGAACATCTCTTTCGCTTGAGGAAAGAAACTCTTCTTGAGGTCCTTTGTTTGGCTGAAAAATAATTTCACGCCCATCCACAAGTTGCTCAACAACATCTGGTAACTCTTGCAGATCCGTTTTGTCGATAACAGCAGTCGTGTCTTGATTGAGTGCTTTGTCGACTTTTGTGATTTTTTCTTCGAGTTTTCTGGCATAGCGTCTTTTACTTTCTGCTTGCTTTGTTACCTTTGCTGCTCGTTTCTTTGCTTCAGTAAGTCTACGTTGTGTTTGCTTACGAGCTTTGACTGCAAAGGAATAGTTATATCTTTGTTTGGGAGCGTTGGGGTCTTTCTTCGGTCGACCACGTTTGGGTGCATCAGTCAACAGAGTCTACTTTTCGTGAAGTTGAACCCTTTGCATATATTTTTGGAATTGGTTTACCAACATCCATCTGAGGAAACTTTAATTTAGGGTTCTTCTTTTTTGTACTCGATCTAAGATCAAGCATTCCGGGTGCAACTAATCCTGCTAATATTCTTAGTCCACTATACATTAGTTCGTTCCCCTTTTATTATTTTTCTACCTCTGAAGAATACAATAAGGTTGATTGTTGTGTTAATCGATACCATTGTAACCAAGAGTGCTTGCCACCACTCAATTTCCATCGATTACTACGTCTTTCTTAGGTGGCAACAGGACAATACCGTGTACAGCCTGCACATTTACGTTAGTTGTTTCTTGTTTTCCTAGACCAACCCTGTTTAACAGCGATTCTGCAGCCCTGAAGCGTAGGTCGTCTCCTCTTTCAGGTACTGGGTTGTCTATTGTTGTTACAAGGCGTGTAGCAGCCTTAAATGCGTTCATAGACAGTACGTTTTGTGTACGTCTAATTATTTCATCTGCTAAACTATTGCGTAGCCACGTTACTGATCCTTTTGCATATCCTGCTTTGAGGGCTGCATCAGTCACGTTACCACCATTTTCAAAAAGTACTTCTAGAAATTGCTCCTGTTGAGGACTTATTTCACGTTCTTTGCTTCTCTGTTTTGGGAGTAAATTTGTCACAACGGTATGCTCGTGCTTCCATGCTTGGTTTATATATGGGTAGTTCCCTTTGAATTTCGT